AGCCGGTTAACTTCAATTTCAATGAGCAGCCAATTGGTGATGACGGTACTTATGGTGCCGTGCGTAGCATGGAAGTTCACCCTGACCGAGTAATCATTCTGGCTGAGGGTTCGGAAGATGAAAATATCCTATCTGGCATCCCACTGAACGAGGCTGGGTATAACGACCTTCTGGACATTGAGAAGACGAAAGGTGGAAGTGCAGAAGGCTTCCTGAAGAATGCTAGCCGTCAGTTAGGAGTGAGCTTCGACTCAAAAACCGATATGGAGCAAATTAAGTCTGACGCTATTCAGGCTGGTTATTCATCAATCGGTGAGGCTATGAACGATAAAATAGCCAAGATGAATCGCGGTACTGACGCGGCCTTGATAACTCAATCTGGCACTACATCGGTCTTATCCGTTGCTGCTGCCGACCCAACTCCATCATGGACGGTCTCGGCGAACAGTTACGCATCGACAATTGGATGCCCGTTCAACATCTTATTCGGCAAGCAAACCGGCAACCTCGCATCGACAGAAGACAAGAAAGCATGGGCCGCGCACTGTAATGAGCGCCGACAAGGTTTCATGTCTGACTTGCTCGTCAATGTCATTACTCGATTCTGGACGATTGGCCTAATCGACCCACCGACTAATGGGGAAGTAACTGTGCAGTGGTCAGACTTACTGGCTCCTGCCGACGCTGACAAGCTAGCGAATATGTCCACGATGGCCGATATCGCTCAGAAAACTCAGCAAGCCTTTGGTACTCCAGCGGTCGAGGTGAATGAAGTCAGGGCAGCAGGTGAACTTGAGCCGATAGCAGAGCCAAAGCCGAAAGAGGTTCCGAATGTTGACCCACTTACCGGACAGTCGAATACGAACACCGATAATACCCCGCAATAAGTCAGATCCAACTCAATCAGCCAAGTCAGTTAATCGAATGTTCAACGATATCGAACATCGTTACTACCAAATTAAGGTAAGACTGAAAGAAGAGTTAGATAGGAGACTGCGGGGCCGTGACTCGGCGGTGAATACGAAGTCATACGCTGTTCACGGTGCGACAATTTATCAGGTTAATGCCAGTAGCTATATCTACGATATGACCGCTACTCAGTTAGCTGACTTCCTGCAAGTTGTGCAAACGATACTCGATGACTATCTGCTGGAAGGTAATAGCGATAATCTCTGGGCGTTATCGTACGTTTCGGATGAATATCAGCGAGGCATTCAGGCGGCCTACACGAACCTTTCGGTTCAATCTGCTACCTATGCATCACAAACCACCTTATCATCGCTTCTTGGTTCTACTGCTTATCAGAATCAGGTATCAGCAGCATTCGTTAGCACCTATAGCGATTGGAAAGGTGTCAGTGATAAAGCGAGAGCTGATTTAGCTAATGTCATTGCGGATGCGATTGGTCGGGGAATTAACCCGCGAGAAACCGCGGGTATCATCAGTAAGCGCCTTGATGTGAGTATGTCCAGTGCTAAGAATATTGCTCAGACAGAGCAGGTGGGGGCACTACGCGAGGCGCAGTGGAACGAAACAACTTGGTCGCGAGATAGGTTGGGGCTGAATACCGCCTTACTTCATCTTTCCGCACTCAAGCCGACGTCTCGGTCTTGGCATGTAGCTAGGCATGGGCATACATACACGCCTGAAGAGGTCAGGGAGTGGTATTCGCAGAGCGGTAATCGCTATCGCTGCTACTGCTCTCAAATCCCCGTCATTCTCGATGACAAAGGCAATATCGTTAATCAAGGCATGGTCGAGCGCTTAGCTAAAGAGAGAATCGCTTGGTTATCGTGATAATATGATTCTTTTTCCTTAAGGTTAGTAAACATGATTGTTGAGAATTATGGTTATTTAGATATTTCATCAAAAATACTTATTGCAGTAATATCGGGTTTTGTAGCTGCTTATTTTTCAGCAAAACTGGCCTTATCAAGATTTTACAAAGAAAAGAAATGGGAAAGGAAACAAGATGCATATCGTGATTTAATCGATGTGCTTTTGGATCTTAAAGATATTTACATTAATGCGTCAAATCACTATGAAAGCGTATATCGAGCAGAGCAGCGACTGGAATTTATAGAAAACCATAATTTCGACTGGGCCGACTTTTCGGTATTGAGGGAGAAATTAAAGCGAGCATACATTCTGTCATCAATATCCCTAAATGCAGAAACCAAAAACTTGATTCAGGGTCTCTTATCAGGCGATGCAGAAGCTAGAAGGATGGTGTATGAGGAAAGCTATCCAGAGCAGGCTGCTTATAGTGATATGGCAAAGGATGTTGAAAATTTAATTGAGTTAGTCGTCAGAATCGCCAAGAAAGAGTTGAACTTATAATTTCTGACATTTCATTCCAACCCACTTCGGTGGGTTTTTTTATATCTAAAATTGAGGACTAGGCATGTCACGCAACTGCGTAAACGTGCTGTCGGTCATTAACTCAGCTTCGAATATCTCAACCGAAACCATCAACGGACGCGATCACATTATCGTGCGCGGCATCACGCCTGTTGTTGATGACATTGTGATGAATCGCAAGCTCTATCCGGCAGCAGAAATAGCAAAGAGTTATAAAACGCTAGAGCGCAATCCCATGCCTCTAGGTCACCCCAAATTAGAAGGAAAGCATATCTCAGCCCGTGACGTGCAAGCGGTTAACCAGTATCACGTCGGCGCGTGGTTACAGAACGTCAACCACTCAGGCGGTAAGGTTACTGGCGATATGTACGTTGACCGCCGATACGCCGAATCCTCCGATAACGGTAAGCGACTCCTAGCGCGTCTTGATGATATGGCGGCAGGTAATAACTCCGAGCCGATTCACATCTCTACAGGGCTTACTTACTCAGGAATAGTTGCTAACGGTGACTCAAAGGGTAAGAAGTATGACGAAATTGCCACGAATATGGACTTTGACCATGTGGCGGTATTACTCGATGAGCCGGGCGCTGGAACACCGAACGATGGAGTCGGTATTTTCGTTAACTCTGACGGTACCGAGCAGAAAATCGAAGTCGTTAATCTTGCCGAAGCACAAACCCCTGACGAATTACCCCCTGAATCACATTCATTTTTCCAACAGCTAAAGGCGTTTTTCAGCGCCAACAGCAAACAACCCAAAGAGGAAGTAGACCCGATGAAAGAACTCATCACTAATGCGCTGAAAGCCAAAGGCATCCCGACCGAGGGCAAGTCTGACGCTGAACTAATGGCAGCATACAACGAGTCGGTGGCCGCCGACGCCACCAAAAAAGAAGAAACGCCGGAAGAAAAAGCCGTGCGTGAGAAGCAAGAGGCCGATGAAAAGGCAGCTAAAAATAAGCCAGCAACCACGGCAGCTAATGCCGAAGTAGCGCCAGCTTGGTTCAAGCCATTCGCAGATGATTTGGCAGCAGTTAAGTCAGGTCTGACAGCTAATGCTGATCAAGAGAAGTCCGCTATGCGCTCAGCGGTAAAAGCCAAGTTCGGCATGACCGACATCGCAGTCAATGCGCTGGACGGTGAGCCACTCAAAGAGCTTTACGCGCAGTGCGCCACTTCACACGGCCTGAGCGGTGCTTTCAACCACTCAACCGAAATTAAATCAATCTCAGAAATGCCGGAGTAATGACAAATGGCTAAAGACGGTAAACACGTAATTCACGCAGGCGGCATTTTCCCTAATCCGTTAATTCATCGCGAAGGCTCTGCGGCGGCTGTTGTCCTGCCTGGCACGGTCGGTTACTTCGATTCTGGCAAGTTTACGGCATCGGCCACTGGTGCTGAGTCAGCAATCCTCTACGTTGCCAATATGGATTATCTGCGCTGCAAAGGCGTAGACGACACCATCGATGCAGGTGAGCTGGTCGTTGGTATTCAGCCACTACAAGGCTTGTTCCTGAATGTCCGCGCCGCTGCTGGCACCTACACCAAAGGCCAGCCAGTCGCAGTGGCTAACGGTCAGATTAAAGCGGCATCTGCTGGCACTCCTGCAAATGGCGACACTCCGGCGGTAGCGGGTGACGTTGTGTTCGCATACGTCGAAGAAGACACAGCATTGACTGCGCAAGCAGGCGATCTGGTTCGCGTAGTATTCAAATAAGGATAACTGAATGTTTGTATTCTCGAAGTCTATTGGTGAAAAGACCAATAACCTAGCTGTCAACAGCTACCAGTTCGCGCAACTGGCACAAGAGCGCCAAGCGGCAATGAACCACCAAGGCGTAAACGTCATGGAAGAAATTGCCAACCGAGTTAACATCGCTTCGAAACTGAATGGTATCAATGCTATTCGCTCTCCGCTTGACCTGTACAAAACTTTCGACCAGACAGTCCTGTCGCAGTTTACCAATCAGGATGAGTTCACACTGCTGAATGACCTGACTCCGCTATCTCGCTCAGTGCGTATCAATGCCACTTTGTACGAGTACGCGAAATCTGGCGGTAAAATGTGGGGTCATACGTCAATGTCTGGTCAAATCGGTGCGGCGTTGGATGCCACTGCATACGATTACGATGGCACAATGGTTCCAGTGCATGACACCGGATTTAAGTTTAACTGGCGCGATGCTCGTTTAAACAACCCTGATGCGTTTGACGTTATCTCTGATGCTCAAACTGAGTCAGCCGCACAAGTTCGCCGTACTTATGTCGATTACATCTTCAATGGCTTCCGTGACGCTGAAGGTAACTTCGTAACGTTCGACGGGAAAACGTGGAAGGGCGTTAAAGCCGACGAGCGCGTAGGTCAGGTCACATTAACGACTAACCTTGCAACTTCTAACGATCCAAAAGCAATCCGTAAGCAGTTTATCGCTCTACGTGATGCAGTCCGCGTGACTAACTTGCAATACGGTGCTCAAACGTACTATGTCTCGCAAGAGATTATGTCCAACTTAGAGCAATACTTCAGCGACAACTATGCAGCCCCTACGCTGTATGAAGAGTTACTGAAGCTATCCGGCATTGCTGCGATTAAGGTTGATGCTCAGTTAACTGGTAACCAGGTGCTAATCGTTCCACTGCAATCTGGCGTAATCGCTCCGATTGTCGGGCAAGCGTTCGGTACTGTTGCCGACCCGCGCCCGTTCTACAATAGCGACTATGTGTGGCGTACTTGGGGGGCTGCCGGCCTTATGGTCAAGACTGACATCCAAGGTCGTTTCTCGGTCATCTTCGCAACAGGTAAATAATCATGGCAGCCCAAATCACGCTTGAAGACGTAAAACCGATGATGGCTGAATTGGGCTTCACGGTTCCTGACTCGTTACTCACCTTACTACTCTCGCAGGTGAGTGATGTGTCGGTATGTATGGACGGGGCTGGATATTCAGAGGGCTTGCAAAAGTTACTGCTTATCTACGCTGTATTGCGTCTCGCGGCCCTGTCC